GCTTGCCACCAAACTGAAGGCTTCGCATACTTGGTAAAACTTTTTTTTCATACACATATTTATAATAAGTTTCTATATCATTTTTTAAACTTGGATACTTACGTATATGCATTTGTTTATTTCTATCAACTAACTCTGTCCAAGTTTCTCTACGTTTTAACTCAGGGATATACTTAGCATATTTCATGTGCACAGTTATATCCGAGAGTATTTTATTATTAAGACCTATCATTGTTTATGCAACGTTACGCACACATCAATAAAAGGTATGTACAATACATGATTTGTTTTGTCTTGTTCTTCGTAAGATCTAAATCCTGTTAAAATACCAGGATAAAAACCAAAACTAATTTCCCAATTTTTTGTTTTCATCTTTTCTTTTTTTAATTATTAACTCTATTACTTTGTCACACTCTTTTTGATTTTGAGGTTTATATAAAGTTACATGAGACATTTTATGATTAACATATTTTTTAAACATTTTCCATCTCATCGGGAAGCTTTCGTTAGCTCTACCTTTGCATTCAATTATAAACGAACTACCTACGAAATCTGGCGTATATTTTATTGGTAATATTTTTTTACAACCTCTATTTACCATATCGCCTTTACCATTACTTTGTCTTTCATAGCTTTCATTATTTAACATAAATCCTTCTTGCAGAGTAAACGTACAGCCTTCATAATCGGCGTGTATTTTAGCTTTCTTTAATGCTTGATACATATAACGTTCTAAACCTGAGGCAAATTTAATCCCGTCGTATGTGACTTTTTTTGAAACGACGGGACCACGCTTGCGTTTATATTTCTTCTTCATTTTTAAACTTATCAATCATTGCCTCTTCAGATAAATCTCTGAGTTCTTCTTTTGCTGTTTGAATATACAAAATAGCATCCATAAGCTCTTCTTGTATATCATTTAAATAACCTTGTAAGTCTTTCATTTTAAACCTACGTTCGTCATCTAAAGTATTATTATACTTTTCATAGCCTAAGTCAGATCTTTTAACAAATTTGTCACAAACATTTCTAACTACTGGATCTCTAAAAGCATATTCTTTTCTTGATGTGATACCATTTTTGGCATCGTATATTTCTCTACTTGACATAATTAATCTTTTTTAAATGTTCCGTTTTCCATTTTACCAGTTCTATCTTTAATCTCAAAGTAAGCTTGTTCAATACAACCTTCAATTGATTCACCTAGTAATTCAGCTAAGTTAGTTAACACAACAACACAGTCACCAATACCATCAATAGCTTCCATATCATTACCTTTTAATATAGCTCTACAAGTTTCACCAACTTCTTCAACGAGTTTTAAGGCTTGTGTTTTAGGATCACCTTTATCATACAAACCTCTTTTGTCGGCCCATTGTCTAATTAAATCAAACATAGTACATGTTTCTTCAAGTTCACAATCGCAGTCTTCACAAGGTTGATTTTGTTTTTCTCTATGATCAGACATAATACCACCTGTTATAGGGTAAGGATTATTATTGTCAAACCATCTAGCAAAAGCCCTGTTGTATATATAACATCTATCGTTGTTGTATTTTGAAGATGAAACGTTTTCCATTATCCATTTAATTGATTTTTTTGTTACTGTACATGGTCCAAATACAGTATCCCATGACATACCTATGTTATCCATAAGCCTGCCTTTTAATTTACTGACCGGACAAGGAAATGTCGTGGTCATTTCTGTTACATTAATTTTCATTTGATTACATTTTAATTTACTATAAAGTTCTTCATCAACGGGATAACCATATTTTATTTGCAGCTCTCGCTCTCTTTGAGATATGTAGTCTATATCATCAGACATTTCTATTATTTCATATTCATTATCTCTGTAGCCCTGCTGTTTTTCAACACGGTTATACACGTTGTTTGTCACACCTATTTTTACACCCGGTATGTGGTAAATACAGTACGTCATATTTTATCATTATATAAGTGCATATTATGTGCAAAGTGATAATATACACCTGGTTCAATATCTAGTCTAGAGGCAATTAATCCTTGTAGTTTAGAAAAACAATACTGGTCATTACAAAAACCGTACCATAAATCATTACTACGCATTGTTACACACATATCAAGTCTACCGTGTAATATTGTAAACTGTACAGCATAAGTACAAGGTGTATCATTTGTATATTCTTTATACTCTTTACAATCGTATATTGATATTGCGGCTTGCCTTGTATCTGGATTATACTTAAGTAGATTTACAACGTGGTCTATCTGGTTATTACGTTTCCATTGCCAACCATAGTTAGAGTTTACGTTACCGTCTGTATCAGCCATACGTTTCCATATAGCCGGAACTTTACCGTACAACTCGCCAAGCTTAGCTATGTTACGATTACCAGATAAATACCATTGCCATTCAGCTTCAGCATAATCTTGTTTCCAGTTACGCTCTCTGTTTATTATCTTGTTGTCTTGTGAATCTGTAATATAAAACCCAACATTAAATAAAGCTTTTGTACCTGCAAAGTCTACACCTTCTTGTATAATGCGATCGTGTAAATATTCGTAAGCTGTATTTGCGTTTCTAAATTTATGCATAAATATATCCGTTATATACAAACCATTTCTTACGTCCACCTGTTGTATCAACTTTGTTTAGTATCATTGGTTTGTTGTTAATAGTTAATTTAATTTTATTATTGTTTATTATCTTTATTGTATTTGTCATAATAGTAATTATAATACTCAACAACTTTATCATATACGTTTTCATCATCATATCTTTTTGGGTCTACATGAATTTTTTTACCTATTTTAATATCTATTTGCCAGTAGTTAAATTCATGTTTCCAATCTGGACTAATACTTATAGATATACCTTTATCCATAACAAAACCTATAGTCTTCATTTCTTCAGGCAACCAAGATCTTGTTGGTACTTTTCTACTAGGTGATTTTTTCCATCTATTGAAAGCCATATATGTATATTATCGTTAAGTGTTCGTATTCATTTTGTTATTCCCAAGGCATTGGATCGTTTTCATTTACCTCTGTTTCGTGAGGTACAAAACTACCAGATCTTGGCTCCCAAGTAAAATGGGACTCAGCTCCGTTTTCACCAAGGTTTTGAAACTTAACTTTAAGTACTTTAACTTTGGTTGTTTTAGCTTCATAATCTCTATGAACTAGCAAGCCATGATAACTAGCATCATACCATTCACCACCACCTTTAATATTGTACATTGTAGGCTCTTCAATTTTACCATCTTGTCCTTTATACATTTTAGTAGGGTGAGCAACTATAAAAGTTAATACATCATACTTTTTACAAAAAGATTCAATCTTAGCTAAATAATCCATTGTGTAACGGTTTACATCATCTGACGCAGCGTTTGTGTCTCTAATCTTATTAAATGGGTCTAGTACTAAACATTTAATACCTTTACGTTTAACAAGCTCAGCGCCTTTACGTAATACAGAGTCTAAACTGTATTTATCCATATCTATGAAAAAGTAATTATCATTAACATGATTAGATACTTGCTCCCATTTGTTACCTCCAATATCACCTACACGTGGCATGTCTTGCCAGTGTTTTCTCATGAGCTTGTGCGCGTGCAGATAGACTGGTTGGTTTTCAGGACTAGCATACGCAGTCTTCCAACCATAGAGTTGGTTATATCCCACAACCATCTGGTCAACGAAGTCAGACTTCCCAGAGCTAGGTATGCCGGTAACAGTAATAAACTGACCGGTGTAAGTACTAAAAATAGAATCAAAGTTCTTAAGTCCGATTTGAAATCCGGGCTTAAATCCGTTTTTAACAAAGTCTTTAAGTTCATCTTCTATATCTTTTAATGTTGATACATTTTCTAGTGGCACTGGTCTTGCTGAGTTAACAGCATCACGCAAAGCCTCTGTGCCATGTTCTAACAAGTAGTCATTAGCGTCTTTGTTACCATTAAAATCTATAATGTAACATACTTCTGCTCCAAGACGTCTAACAAGCTCACGCTGTAACATTTGACCAGGTTCGTCTGCATCAACAGCTATTATTATTTTATTTTTATCATCAAAGTAATCGATACAATTATCTAAGTAATCTAAATTGTTACGATTTAACGTGGCTCCATTAGGAACTGAAATAGCATTTTTAATACCAGCTTCGTGTAATGCTAACACATCCATTTCACCTTCAACAATAACGCAGGTATCATAACCTACAATACTGTCAATATTATAAAATACTTTTTCAGCACCTTTATAAAGCTTAAAGTTTTTTCTACCGTCACGATACTTAACATTTATAAGCTGGTCACCTATATAATAATTAAAATGTATAGTATTTTCCTGCTTACCAGTTTGTGGCATAAACTCTTGACCTTCACCTACACGTAGGTCTGTCAGTGTTTGTTTATTAATACCACGTGATTTAAACCACTCTTCAACCTTTGTGCTAGTTTCTTTATATTTAACCTCAGGTCTAACATAAACTTTTTCACTAGCACCTTTACGTTGGTATGTATGTAATTGAAAAGTAGTATCACAGTTGTGACATGTACCGAGACCACGTTCCCAATCGTAAGAAGCACATTGTAACTTCTGATTCTTAGGTTTCCTAGTATGGGAGCACAAAGGACAAACCCCTTGTGCTGCGCCATCTTTTAGGTCGTATTGATTGTACTTATCAATCAAAAATCCATTGATCTCTTGAATCATCTATTAAAACGGTAAATCTTCATCAACAGCGGCCGGAGCAGTCGCTGGTGCTGATTGGTTATCCATTGGAGCTCTGTCAACATTGTTGCCATCAGTCC